GAAGAGAGCACTTGGTGGTGACCATGCAGTATCAAAACTTATAGTGATGGTATTTTCATCAATTCGTTCCCAATCGTAAACAGTGGCATCCCATTTACAACCCCAGTTGTTCACATTCCACATATACCAGTTTTCTTCCTCTTCAAGAGGACGTGGAATCAGATGATTAAACAGTTGTACTTCATCGCCTTTTTGCAATTCCATCTCAAGAGCATCAACTTTCTCTTTGAGATCATGGGATAATTTAACAGAGTTGCTACACCAATTAGGCATTTTTAGTTTCCTTCACAATAGGTTTAATCAAATTATAAGACTCTAACAGTTTACGTGTAATCTTTGGATACATCTTTGTTAGTGTTTGATCCTTAATAGCAATCACTAACTTAGCTTCATCAGGATGGATACCTTCCAAAAATGAAACGAATAGACTCTCACGTTTAATAGGTTTCAAATCAGTGCGACAGAATACATAGAATCGTCTAACTTCATTAAACATATTTGTTGGAGTCATACCCAATGGTTCATCTGCGGGTTTATATGGTGGTTCACCTTCTGGAAGAACAAACTTCTTGGCTGGATCAAATGCGTAGTCAAAGATGATCTTCAATGCTGCATCTTCTTTGTACTTCTCTAGTGTTGTTGGATCTGCATTGATCTCTTTAAGCATTTCTGTTACATATTTTCTCATTTAAAAGTCCTCAATTTCGTCTAATAGTAATCGGCAACGATGTTCCATGAGATAATTCATAATCTTCATCTTATCGTTATTTGGCTTAGTATTTAGATACGCTTGGACGATGTTCTGAGAAACTTGTTCTGGTATGAAATCAAAGTCAACAAGTGTACTGTTACGTTGCCAGTTGCGTCGTTCCTCATCGTTACGACATGAAGTGAAACCATTATCAATAAACTCTTGGAGTCGTTTAGCACTCACTGGCTTTTGTCGTTCTTCAACAAGAAAGATATCGTCTTTGCTAAGAATGTTCGGAATACCATCACCAGAGTCACCTTTGACAATATGCTCGATCTTATACTCAATAATTTCTCGTTGAGTTGCAGTGACATACTTCTTCTGCATTGGTGACCACTGCTTCACAGTAGGATACAATTGCAGTTGCTTGAAGTCTTTATCAGATGATAGGATGAGAATCTTCTGTGGTTCCTCAACCAATCCTTTAATACATTGATTGTTATTCTGCAACCACTTGGTCATCACAGCGATAACATCATCTGCTTCTGCTTCTTCAACATGGATAACTCGATATGGAAAATGCATAGCCAGATCTTCACGCATCTCTGATAGAGTATCAAAGATTAGTTTCCAATCCAAGTCAGATGCTTCACGATTCTTCTTGCGTGATGCTTTGTAGTTAGGAAAGAAGTCACGTCTCCAGTACTTACGACCATCGCAACAGATAACCATCTCGCCATATTCTTTGGCATACTTTTTCTTGTATGACTTCAATGTGGAAAGAGTTACATGTCGAATCAGATTCTTTACCTCTGACTCAGTTCCCTTCAACTCACGCTGGAAGGTAAGGATGGATGCAAGTGCCACCTGACTATAATCAACTAATATCATATTAAAATGCTCCCAGCAAAATACATTCTTCATTCACACGACCATTCGGCACAGATGGCTTCGTAGTCAATTTCTTGAAAGCACCATTCAATGCTCTCTTACCCATAGACAATCCATTGAAGAATTCTTCTGGTTTGCGTAGTGTCATAGTCTTAGATTCGCTAACGCTAAATCCAAGGATTGTTGTACCCTTAACAGACAATGAACCAACGTCTGCTTTGTATACAGTAACCTTGCGGTACTTCGTATTGTATACCCACAACTCAGTGGCAGTGATAATGTCCACTGGATTACAAGACTTCAACTTCAACTCGGCAAATTCTTTAAGGTACTTCATCTTAGAAACTACCTTGTTAGGATTCGTAGCCTTACGCTTACGTGGTGCACGAGATGCCTTAGCAGTCTGTACTTGTTGTTGACAGTCTTGGATGATTGATTCCATAAACTGAATAAATTTCTTCAACTCTCGTTTAGAGAATTGAGAGTAACCCTCAACAAGTTGTTCGTCTTCACCAGCAAGTGCTTCGTTCAACTCATCCAGTGTACGCACATACATATCACCAATACGTTTAGCAATAGGTGCAGCAACACTGTTGGTCAACAGATAATTCTTGGTGGAGAAGTCGCTTGTTTTGTTGACAACAAAGTCATCGATTGCGGCATCAATCTCAGCAGCGAGTTGATGTGCCTTTTCTTCCATGCGTTCTTGAATAGATGCAACAGGAACGATAACTGTTTTGTCTTCTTTAACCTTAGCAGGCAATTCTTCTTTAGACATGATAACTTTAACCATATTGCCAAGCGCATTCATGTGGTCGTCAGAAAGTGTATTGCCATTAGCGAGAAGACGACAAAGTGTACCAAGCTGTCGCACATCGTAGTCTTCTGCCTTATTGATGGCAAGAACTTCTTTCTTCTTGCCTTGTTTTGCGAAATACTCAATGGCATACTTGCGACGCAGTTTGTCGTCTGCGTTTAAAGTATACCATTGCAATGCTCTCGAAATTGATACATTGTAGTCATCTTGATCTAACATCGGCTCATCAGCTTTTCGGTTAAGAGAAGCATGAGCATTTGCTCTACGTTTTGCAGCTGTCGCCATAGGAATAATCCTCCAATTTATAATATATTATACCGCAAATCGCAATTAATGTCAAGCACTATTTTGTCACAGTCTCGTATAGGTCTACGAAGTCCTCGTGGTCTGCAACCTCTTGTGTAAGGTTTTGTTTATGGAAAGTTACTGCAATCTTCTTGATCGTTTTCTTCGGGATCTGGAACTGATCAGACATTTCCTTAACGATTTCCTTAATCAAGTCACGTTCTGCTTCTGTACGTGTCATTGATGCACTAATCTCTTGGATTGCTCCACGCAACTTCTTGCGATCTTCTTCTGATTGAATACTCATATTACCTCTTTGTTGTGATGGTTGTTTTAAAGACTCCACTGAGAACGACAGTGGCTAACCATGTCTCAAAGGTGTAGGGAATTGCAAGCAATGGGAACAAAGTATTCAATGACCAAACGATTGCAAATGGAGCAAGAACACATAATGTAATAACAAGCAGTACTACAAAAATATATGCTGCTGAATTATCAAATTTCATATTAAACTCCTACTGATGTCACGCTGTCCCAACGAAAACTACGCCACTCAGTCTTCTCTAAGTCGAAAACACGTAGTGCGGATCCAGCAGTCTGGCTACTGGTCGTTTCGGTTTTTGGTTGTTTGTTTTTGGGGATTTTCGCTTCTGAGAGGGTGCATAACATTGATCGTTCTGTACCATCTTTTTTGGTGAAGACGATGCGAATTCCTTGTTCATTAGTGCGCAAATTTTTGAGGACATGTTCTTGTAACTCTGTATCAGTTGCTAGGTTCATTTTCAAATCTCACTTTCATTTCATTAACAAATGGTAAAAAGAATTCTCTGAATTCTCGTTCAGTATAAAACATAGTAAACGAACTATCAATGATAGGTTTACCAGTTTCGCTTGCTAGGTGTCTCTTGAATGTAACTTCGATATTATCATACTCATGCTTCATAACTTTTACAGTTGTAAGCAATCCACCTTTGTATAACTCTGCTTCATAATTGAGACTCATACATATCCTTCTTGTGCTTAGGGTTTCGAATGTACTGAACCTTAGACTCCACAACTCTTTGACGATATTTTGGAGTATGTAAATCCTTTGCAATCGGATTTCTTCGTTTCAGTGTTTTCTTATTATACATGATAGTCTCTTGCAAAACAAATTTATTTTAAAATTACATTGTAGTTGAAAACGACTCTGGTAGATGTTGGCATTCTAACACAATGTTTTATTGATCCATCGAATAATACAAATCTTCCAGCCTTCGGTTCAACTTCTTTTCTAATACTTCCATCTTCATTTAATAATACTGTATTACCATCTACATCATTCACATAGTATAATATCACATGATGTTTATCATCAAGATCAACATGTGGTGGTGTCATTTTTGAGTTATGTGTAGGTAAAACTAAATTAGCACGTATCCTTATAATCTCATTTATATCATAACCAGTAGATACAGAAAACAAATCTAACAAGGTTGATGGTATAGTGAAAAATTGAGATCGTGTAATTCCATTCTCTCCAGAACTTTCAAATGAATGTGATAGAGTTGGCATATCATCTACGATGCTAGTTGTTTTCGGTAGATAGTACCATGGAAACTGTTGTGATAGTACTGTATCACTAATACGTTTGATATGATCAATTTCCAACAAGTTATCGTAAATTTCTATCATTAAAATCTACTCAATACTTCTTT